GGCGCATCAGGGTGGCGACGCTCGACCGTGACGGGCGCCGCTGTCAGGTTCCGGCCCCGGGCTCCGGGGTGCTGGGCAGGGACGGCGTGACCGAGGTGTGCGGTGCGGTGGCCACCGTCGCCGGCCACGTCCTGGCCCGTGCGCTGGGTGGATGCGACAGCCCACGGAACCTGCGCGCCGAGTGCGACCCACACAGCCGCAGCGACGGCGCGCACCTGGGCAATGACCTGCGGGCAGCGGCGCAGCTGCTCCGCCTGCTGGGTTCACCCCTCAGCGACGGTCACTCTCCGCTTTCTTTGGGGCAGGGTCCACAGGATGGCCCCGGAATGAAAGTTTTCTCTCTCCCCCGGGAGAGCCAAGGCGAAAGCGCAGGTCAGGCGGGGGGTGGGGGCGACGGGGCCACGCTCCCCCCCTCTTCCTTCGGTCACGGGACGGTCACGGCGCAGCCCGCTCCAGCGACCCACGGTGACGCTCCGTCGTCCCTGGACCCCCGTACGCACCGCTCCCCCGGCCCGGAGGACCCCTGTTGGGACGCAGCGCCGTGGCTGGCTGAGCTCCGCGACGTCCCGCCGGACGCCACCTGGCCGCGGCTGATGACGCTCCCCCACCCCGAGGCGGTGGGCACCTACGGGCCGGAGCTGGTGGAGCAGTTCCGGGCGCGCCACAACGGCCGGGACATGCGCTGGTGGCAGAAACTGGCCAGCTACCGCATCCTCGAGCACCGCGCGGACGGGACGCTGGTGTGGCTGGAGTACCTGGGCACGATCAGCCGGCAGGGCGGGAAGAGCTGGGAGCTGCGGGAGCTGGCCCTGTGGCGGATGAACCAGGCCCGGCGGTGGGGGGACCAGCTGGTGCTCCACACCGGGAAAGACCTGGGCATCGTCCGGGAGGTGCTGCGGCCCGCGCAGAGCTGGGCGAAGGCCAACGGGCTGTGCGTGTCCCGGAACAACATGGAGCCCGGCATCAGCACCGGGGAGGGGATGACCGGCTCCCGCTGGCTGATCAAGGCCAAGGACGCGGTGTACGGCTACAGCGCGACCAATGCGCTGGTGGACGAGGGCTGGGACGTGCCGGCCCGCTCCGTCCACGAAGGCGTGGAGCCCACGATGGTGGAGCAGACCAGCCCACAGCTGGGCCTGTGGTCCACCGCGCACCGGAAGGCCACCGGGCTGATGCTCGAGCGGCGCCGGGACGCGCTGGAAGAGCTCTACGCACCCCGGCGCCGGCTGATCCTGGAGTGGAGCACCCCGGACGACGTGGACCGCGGCGACGTCGCCGGCTGGCGCATGGCCAGTCCCCACTGGAGTGCGCAGCGCGAAGAGCTGATCCGGTCCGCCTACGCGCGCGTCCTGCGCGGGGAGTCGGTGGATCCCGAGGAACCGGACCCGATCGCGTCGTTTGACGCGCAGTGGCTGAACCGCTGGCCCGGAACGGTCCGCGTGGAGGCCGAGGAGAAGGACGAACCGCTGACCGGGGAGCCCGCGTGGCTGGCGTGCGTGGACGCGGCCGCGGAGCCCGCGCCTGACCGCTCGGTCTTCGTGGCGGTGGAGACCGAGCGCGGAGCGTCCTACGCGGCCGCAGCGGCCGCGCTGACCCCGGATGGGCGCGTGGTGGTGGGCGGGCACCGCTTCGACACGCTGCGGGAGGCGGTGGACTGGGCGCAGGACACCGCGGAGGCCTCCACGGACGGGCTGCTGCTGGTGGGCGCGTCGCTGTTCGGGGACCCGGAGCTGGAGGGCCTGGACGTCCCGGCGGAGTCCACCGGGGGCGCGGAGTTCCGGGACGCGCTGCCGACGCTGCGCGCGCTGGTCCAGGGGCGCCGGCTGGCCCATGACGGGGCGCAGGACGCCACGCGGGCCGTAGTTACGGCGCGTGTCCGCCGGAGAGCGGACGGTAGTGCCATGCTAGTGGCGTCGTGCGACAGCCCCGCGCTGCTGCGCTGCCTGGCGTGGGTCACGCAGCGCGCGCACCGGGACAGAGAGTGAGAGGGGACCAGGTGGCAGACCAGCCCCCACAGGGCCTGATCCGGGTCACCGATCGCCGCGGCGGGGGCCTCGAGCGGGCCTTCCCGCGTGATCCGGTGGCCTCGAGCGCGCAGCCGGCCCCGGCGGTCCCGGTGACCGCGGAGCCCGCGGTGGCGGAGACCGACGGCGCGGCGCCGGCCATCATCGACGGGGACGCCATGGCGGCCGCGCTGCCGGGCGCGAACCTGGTCCCGCAGCGGTGGGCGGGCCTCCCGGAGACCTGGGAGCCCGCCTGGACCACCGGAGGGGCCGGGGTCACGGACCCGGTGCTGGGCAACCGCGTGTCCACGGTCTTCACCTGCGTGGACCTGAACGGCTCCGCGCTGGGGTCCATGCCGGTGGCGCTGACCGACCGTGGCCGGCCGCTGGACCCGGAGCTGTACGACTGGACGGAGAACCCGGAGCCCCGGGTCTTCAGCAGCTGGGATGAGTTCGTGGTCCAGGCGTATGCGTCGCTGGCCACCCGCGGGGACGCGTTCATCCACGCCACGGACTGGGACTGGGACACCCTGCTCCCCTCCCGCTTCATCGTGCTGGACCCGGACCTGGTCACGGTGCGCTGGGAGGACAACGAGCGGTCGCCGCAGTTCGGGCGCCGGGTCTACCACCTGAACGGGGCGGAGCTCTACGCGCCGGACCTGCTGCACCTGCGCTACCTGACCGTGGCCGGCTGGCCCACGGGGCTGTCTCCGCTCCAGGGCGCGGCCGGGAACCTGCGCAGCGCCGCGGCGCTCGAGGGCTACGGCGCGGACCTGGCCTCCCGGGGCGGGCTGACCTGGGGGGTCCTGACCAGCGACCAGCGCATCACCGAGCGACAGGCGGAGATAGCGCAGTCCCGCTGGGTCACCGCGGCCGCGCGGCGCCGCGGCGCGCCGGCGGTGCTGGGCAACGGGCTGAAGCTGAACACCCTCACCCTGTCCCCCAAGGACATGGCGCTGCTCGAGCTGCGCACCTTCGATGAGCAGCGGATTGCGGCCGCCTTCGGGGTCCCCCCGTTCCTGGTGGGCCTCGACCAGCCCGGCGGCATGACCTACAGCAACGTGACCAGCCTCTATGACTACCACTGGCGCCGGCTGCGGCCGGTGGCCCGGCGGCTGACCAACGCGCTGAGCGCCTGGGCGCTCCCCCGCGGCCGGAAGGTCCACCTGAACGCCGGGGACTACGTGGCCCCCGCGCTCCAGGAGCGGACCCCCGCCTACGGGCTGATGGCCGACCACGACGCGCTCACCGTCAACGAATGGCGCGCGATCGAGGGCCTGGCCCCGCTGCCGGGCGGGGACGTGACCCTGACCGCCTGGCGCCGCGCACAGGGCGCCGGAGCGCCCGCCGCAGACACCAGCTCGACCGTGGCCGCGCAGACCGCCGGCACCGCGACCCTCCAGTGAAGGGACCCCTGACAGTGCAGACCGACACCCTGCTCCGCAGCTTCGACTCCACCCAGCTGGAGCTGAAGCGGGACGGCATCGTGGAAGGGCTGATCGTCCCGTGGATGAGCCCGTCCGACGTCGTGGAGGACGTCCCCGGGGTGGGTGTCGTCCAGTACCGGGAGCAGTTCGCCCGCGGCGCCTTCGCTCGAGCGGAGAAAGCGCCGAACCGGGTCCTGTTGACCTTCACCCATGACGAGTCGTTCCCCAACGTCATGGGCTACGGGCGCGCCTACCGGGACAGCGCGGAAGGCGCCATCTTGGAGTGGAAGCTGTACGAGGCCACCCGGGACAAGGCGGAGGACGTCCTGCGGGAGTCCCACACCGGGCTGTCCGTCACCTTCCGCTCCATCCGGCCCCTGTACGGACAGACCGAGCGGGAGGGCGCGCTGGTCACCCGGGAGGCGGTCCACCTGTCCTCCGTCGCCGCCACCGACCGGCCGGTCTACGCGGAGGCCCGCGTGCTGGCCCTGCGCGCGCAGCAGGAAGAGCTCCAGGCCCAGCAGGAAGCGGAGCGGGAGCGCATCGCGCGCCAGCTCGAGGGGCTGGCCTTCCTCCAGGCCCGCGGCCGGGAGCTCACCCCGGCGCAGGCCGCCTACCTCCAGCAGCACCGTCACCTGATCGGAGCTTCGGCATGACTGGACCCGTGACCGATCACCTGGGCCGGCCGGTCCGGGTCACCGACACCGAAGCGGCCACGGATGCGGAGGTCAGCCTGGCGGTCCTGCCGGCCGGGGCGCGCGCCCGTGGCGCGGTCTGTTTCACCTATGACGACGCGTATGTGTCCAAGCGGACCGTGGCCGACCTGGCAGCGGCCCGCGGGCAGCGCAATACCTTTTTCCTGACCAGTGACCTACTGGACAAGCCCAATCGGCTAACCCGCGCAGACGTCCTGCGGTTTCGCAATCAGGGTCACGAGATCGGCGCGCACAGCAAGGATCACAGTAACTTGTCCAGCCTGGCCACCACGGCACTACGCGTCCCGCAGTACGACGTCCCGCGCACCGCGCTGGAGAGCATTCTGGGCGCCGGCAGCGTCCGCTCCTGGGCGTACCCCTTCGGGGCACGCACGGCCACCACCGACCAAGAGCTCTATGGCCGGTACCGGCAGATATTCGCCACCGGCCAGGACGTGCCATGCATCGTCCCGCTGGAGGACCGGGTTGGCCGATTCATCTACGGCCGACAGGGTTGGTACTCCTACACACACAGCACCGTGCTCGACCTGGTCCGGCTGGCGGCCAGCAGCCCTGTTGTCGTGATCATCTACGCCCACGACCCGGGGAACACTTCAGGCAGCTTCCCCACCGACCCCACTGTCGCCCAGGTGACGGAGGCCTATGACCTGGCCGCGTCGCTGGGGGTGCCCTGCCTGACCGTGGGGGAGGCCCTGCCATCCGGGAACCTGGTCCGTAACGGGGGATTCGAGGACGGACTAACTGGGTGGAATGAGCCGCTGGCCCGTCCCGCCGGGCTGCTGGTGGAGACCGCCGGTGACGTCCCGGCGGACGGGCTGCCTGGCAGCAAGAGTCTGCACATCAGGGCATCCTCAGCCCCGGGGGCGAACTTCATTTTGGAGCAGGTCATCCCGGCTAAGCCGAACGCGTCCTATTCCTACGCTGCGCGCTGGCGCGGTGCTGGGATCACCGCTGGACAACTCCAGTTCGACCTGGTGAGGCTGGACGCCACGGGCGCACAGATCGCGGCTACCACTTCAGTCCTGGCCGCGGATGCTCCGTGGACCCGGAACACTCGCACTCTCACCACCGAGCCGAACACCGCAGCCCTGAAGATCAAATATATTCTCCTGGGCACGACGGTGGGTGAGTTCCACCTTGACCACGTGGACCTGCGGCCTGCGCAGTTCGGGAGCTTCGGGTGACCTGACCCCTCCGGGGTGGCGGACTGTCCACAGCCTGTGGGCAGCCCGTACGCTGGTCCCCGGCAGACCTTCCAGGGGAAGCCCGGGGGCTGGTCCCCCCGCACAGCGCCGCGCCCGTCGTCCCGGGGCGCGGCGCTGTCGCGTTTCCGGGCTCCGGTGGCCTACCCTCCCCTGTGACGCAGCGTGGCCCCCCGGCGCCAGTGAGTGACCGGCACCCCACCGCAGTCAGCAGCACCACCGCAGGAGCGGCACCCCGGCGCCCATGAGTGACCGGCACCCCGACGCGCGGACGTCATCTCACCTACGTCCCCGTGGAGGGAACCCGTGCGTACGCACACCACCGTCCGCCACCCGCTGGCGAAGCTCTCCGGCGGCCGCCCGGCCGTCATCGGCTACCGGAAGACCGGCGCCCCCATCTACGCGATGGCCGGTGGCGCCGGGAACGCGCTGCTCGAGCGCGCCGTGGCCGACCGGGAGCAGTGCCTGGCCCGCATCGAGTCCGTGTCCGCGGCCGCCTTCGAGGCGCAGCGGGACCTGTCGGACCAGGACCTGGACGTCATCAAGCGCGCCAAGGAGCGCGTGGAGTTCCTGGACGGTCAGATCGAGGTCCTGAGCTTCGACGCGGCCCTGCCGGAGCGGGCGCAGGCCGCGCTGCGGTCCAACGGCGTGGCCTCCCGCCAGACCCCCACCCAGTTCCGGTCCGCCGGGGACGCGCTGCACACCATGCTCCGCGCCTCCCAGGGTGACCGGGACGCGCGCCAGCGCTATGACGTGGAGCTCAGCCGCGCGGCCCAGCACCTGGTGGCCGACACCAACGGCGCGCCCGCGGTGGCCGGTGGCCTCGGCGCCCTGGTCGTCCGCCCCGTCGTGGGTCCGGTCATCCAGCCCACCAGCATGGGGCGGCCCTTCCTGACCGCCATCGGGGTGCAGACCCTGACCACGCCGCTGGGCTTCAGCCGGCCGCGCATCGTGGACCCGAAGGGCAACGAGGTGCCGGCCCCGCAGGGTGGGGAGAAGCGGGAGCTGGCGTCCCGCACGTTCGACGTCAAGCTCGACAGCATCGACTCCGAGACGCTGGGCGAGTACCTGAACATCTCCCAGCAGCTGCTCCACCTGCCGGTGGACACCCTGAACATGGTGCTGAACCGCTTCACGGTGCGCCGGCAGAACGCCACCGAGGCCCGCGCCATCGCCGAGGTCCTGAAGACCACCGCGTCGGTCCCGCTGGCCGCCGGGGCGCCGGACGAGGACGCCGGCCCCATCTACGACGCGGTGTGGGACGCGGCGCTCCAGGTGTTCGAGCGGACGTCGGAGCTCCCGCAGTGGATCACCGTTGGCCCGCGTGGCTGGCGCCGGCTGGGCCGGCTGCGGGACAAGGCTGGGCGCCCGCTGTTCCCGACCATCGGCGCGGCCAACGCCATGGGCGCGATGAGCGCGGACAGCTTCGTCTCCCAGGGTCCGGCCGGGCTGCCGGCCATCGTCACCCCGGCCATCAAGGACGAGACGATGCTGGTGGGTAACTCCTGGTCCCTCGAGGCCTATGAGTTCCCCTATCCGATGCTGGAGTCGATCGAGGCCAGCGTGCTGGGCCGCCAGGTGGCCGTGGCGTCGGAGTTCGCGCTCTACCGCCCGGCCACCGAGGAAGGCGCCGGGGGTGCCGGCGTCGGCAACGGCGCGGTGAAGATCGCCCCGGCTGGCGCCTGAGCGATGAGCCTGGCGGGCTACTACGACGAGTCGTATCCGCCGGAGCTGTGGGAGACCCCCGCCGCTCCGGTGGCTGCGGCCGCGCGGTCCGCGGGCGCCGAGGCCTCGAGCACCGTTCCCGGTGGAACGGTGCTCGAGGCCTCCGGCCCGGACCAGGCGGAGCCCCTGGGGGTGGGCCGGCTGCCGGAGGGCCTGGTGGCCCACCCCGGCGCTCCGGGGACCTACTCCCCCGCGCTGACCGCGGCCGCGCGGCCGCGCAACGTCACCGAGCTCCGGGAGTACGTGACCCCGGCCCTGGCCAGCCCGTGGGCGCCCGGGGACTACGTGCCGGTGGGGGAGCGCGGCAAGCGCGCCCACTG